GCTATGATGGATGCATTCGTAGCATATAAATTAAATAAGGAGGCTTTCGAATAAAATGGGTTTACTCGATAGACTAACAAAACCGTTTAACGCATTAGCACATGCATTTAATGCATTTAAACAATTAGAGGAGCCTAATAATTATCGAGCTCCTACATATGTAAATCTTGGATATTCTTCTACATCACGTCCAGATAGAATGTACTTTACAAGAGGTAATGAACGTTCTATAGTAACTGCAATATACAATAGAATAGCACTTGATTGTGCTGATATTGATATTAGACATGTTAGACTTGATGATAAAAAGCGATACCAAGATGATATTAATTCAGGATTAAATACCATATTAACGCTAGAAGCAAATAAAGATCAAACAGCTAAAGCCTTTATCCAAGATTTAGCTCAGTCAATGTTTGATGAAGGTTGCGTAGCAGCTGTCCCAATTGATACTGATATTAATCCTGAAACAGGATCATTTGACATTGAGAGTATAAGAGTAGGTAAAATTACCGAATGGTTTCCAGATGATGTAAGAGTTGAAGTATACAACGATAGACTTGGAATAAAACAAGAACTTGTTCTTCCGAAGAAGAGAGTTGCAATAATTGAAAATCCATTATATTCTATCATGAATTCTCCTAACTCTACTCTTCAAAGATTAATCAGGAAATTGAATATTCTTGATGCAATAGATGAACAGTCTGGTAGTGGTAAGTTAGATTTAATTATCCAATTACCATATATTGTAAAGACTGATACTCGTCGTCAACAGGCTGAAAAACGCCGTAAAGATATAGAAGATCAATTAAGTGGTTCTAAGTATGGTATAGCATACACAGATGGTACAGAAAAAATTACTCAATTGAATCGTTCTGTTGATAACAACATTTTAACTCAAATCCAATATTTAACGAGCATGCTATATAGCCAGTTAGGAATAACAGAGGAGATTTTAAATGGTACAGCAGACGAGAAGACAATGACTAATTACCTTAATCGTACTATCAAACCAATAGTTAGAGCTATAGTTGACGAATTTAAGCGAAAATTCTTAACTAAAACAGCACGTTCTCAAAAGCAATCTATAATGTACTTTATGGATCCATTTGCATTGGTGCCAGTTAGCCAATTAGCTGATATAGCTGACAAATTTACTCGTAATGAGATAATGTCAAGCAATGAAATGAGACAAAAATGTGGCATGCCACCAGTTAATGATCCAAAAGCAGATGAATTGCGTAATAAGAATTTAAATGCTGGTGATGGTGAAACTTTCGCAACAACAAAAGGCAAAGATGTAGTTGAAACACCTATTGTCGAAAATCCAAAAGGAGGAAAATAATCAAAATGGGAAAGAAATTAACATTTGACTTTAGTGGATGGGCTACTAGAAATGATGTTAGATGTTCCGATGGAAGAACTATTCGTAAAGGTGCTTTTAAAGATAATGATGGACAAACAGTACCACTAGTTTGGAACCACAATCATGCAGCAGCTGACAATGTTCTTGGACATGCTCTTTTAGAAAATCGCGAAGAGGGTGTTTATGCTTACTGTTCATTCAATGAAACAGAACAAGGCAAAACTGCTAAGGAACTAGTACAACATGGTGACATTTGTTCACTTTCTATATATGCAAATCAATTAAAGCAAAACGGCGGAGACGTTATTCATGGAGCAATCAGAGAAGTAAGTTTAGTATTAGCTGGTGCAAATCCAGGGGCTAAAATTGAGAATATTATCGCTCACGGTGAAACAGACGCCGAGCAAGCAGTTATATGGAATGCAAGCGATACATTCGAATATAACGTAGAAAAAGAAATCGTTGAACATTCAGAAAAACAAAATAATGAACCTGCAGAAGCAGAACCTGTTCAACATGCTGAAGAAGGAAAATCTGAAGCAAAAGATGATAAGACAGTTGAGGATGTCGTAAATAGTATGACAGAAGAACAAAAGACTGTTTTATATGCATTAGTTGGTGCCGCATTTGAAGACGGTAAAAATGAAAATAATCAGGAGGATACAGAAGAAATGAAACAAAATGCATTTGAATCAAAAACTACTAATGAAACTGAAAATGTTTTAACTCATGCTGAACTTGTAGGAGCAATTGAACTTGCTAAGAAGACAGGTTCTTTAAAAGAAGCTGTTAACCAAGTAATCGCTGATAAGGAAGCTGAATTACAACACAGTATTACTAATATTGAAAGATTATTCCCAGAAGTAAAGGCTATTAGCAATACACCAGATACTATTAATGATGATACTTCATGGGTTAACAAAGTAATGGCTAAAGTTCATCATACTCCATTCTCAAGAGTAAAGATGATGGCTATGGATATTACTGGCGAACAAGCTAGAGCAAGAGGTTATGTTAAGGGTAACCAAAAAGTAGAAGAAGTAATAGCTGCATTAAAGAGAGAGACTTCTCCACAAACTGTATACAAACTACAAAAGTTAGATAGAGATGACATCATTGATATTACTGACTTTGATGTAGTAGCTTACATTAAGCAAGAAATGAGAGGCAAGCTAGAAGAGGAAATCGCTCGTGCAATTTTAACTGGTGATGGTAGATCAGCTGCTTCTAATGATAAGATTAATCCTTTAAACATCAGACCTATCTTAGGTGATGATACTACTTATGTAGTTAAGAAGTTAGTTGAAAAGGATCCAAATATGGATCAATATGCATTCGCTAAATTCTTCATTAAGGAAGTAATTAGAGCTCGTAAAGATTATAAGGGTTCTGGTAATCCAGCATTATTCACTACAGAAGATATGTTAACAGATATGTTACTAATTGAAGATAAGAATGGTAGAGTAATCTATGATACAATCGAAAAGTTAAAGACTGCTTTACGTGTATCTGATATTGTTACACCTCCATATTTTGCAGAATATGAAAGCTTATTAGGTATCTTAGTTAACTTAAATGATTACAATGTAGGTGCTGATAAGGGTGGAGCTGTTGCTATGTTCGATGACTTCGATCTTAACTTCAATAAGTATGAGTACTTAATTGAAACTCGTATTTCAGGTGCAATGGTTAAACCATTTGGTGCTGTTACATTTGAAATAAAACCTGCAACTGTTAATAACGAAGAAAGCCAAGACTAATATTTTAGGAGAAAATCAAAATGGCAAGATATTATGGTATAATAGGATTTTACTTTGATGAGTACGAAGTTAGACCTGGTGTATGGGAGAAAAAAGAAATAGTTGAAAGAACTGTTTATGGTGAATTCATTAGAAATACTAAACGTACTGAAAATCAAGGACAATCTAATGATAGTATTACCATAAATAATCAAATAAAGTTCATAGCTGAACCATATGTCATGGAAAATTTTCAAAAAATAAAATATGCAACGTACATGGGAAGCAAGTGGGCTGTAATTTCAGCGGAACCTCTATATCCTAATATTATATTAACATTAGGAGGTCTATATAATGATAAACAGTCGACTTAATTTCCAGAAAAAATTAGAAGAGATTTTAGGGAGTAGAAATGTCTACTTCCAATCTCCAGCTAATGTAACAATGAAATACCCTGCTATAGTTTATAAATTAGAAAAAGTTTCTGAAAAAACAGGAAGTAATGTAAAGTATAAAAGGGATTATTGTTATACAGTAACATTGATGCATTACGATCCTGATAATGACATTGTCGATAAGTTGTTAGATTTACCATATTCTAGCCTAGACAAGACATTTAGTACTCAGGGTCTTAATCACTATGTTTTTACAATATATTATAAAAATGAAAAGGAGAATAATTAATTATGTCTAGAATTAAATGGGACTTACAAGGTCAACATTTATATGAAACAGGTGTAAACCAAGGTGTTCTTTATACAGTTGATCCTACTAAAAAAACTACTAATAAGTACAATGCTGGTGTTGCTTGGAATGGTTTAACATCAGTATCTGAATCACCAGAAGGAGCTGAAGTATCAGCTATCTATGCAGATAATATTAAGTACTTAAACTTAATGTCAGCAGAAGATTTCAAAGGTACTATTGAAGCTTATACTTATCCTGATGAATTTGCTGAATGTGATGGTTCAGCAGCTTTAGCTGGAATTGAAGGTATTAATATGGGTCAACAAACTAGAAAGTTATTTGGTCTATGTTATACAACTAAAATTGGTAATGATGAAACTTCTGAATTAGGTCATAAGATTCATATCGTTTATAACTGTTTAGCTTCACCATCTGAAAGAAGTTATGAAACAGTTAATGATTCACCAGAAGCTATTACTTTCTCTTGGGAATTCTCAACTACTCCAGTTACTTTCGAAGTTACTGAGGGTACAGGTGCTGATGCTAAGAAAGTTAAGAAATCTACAGCTACTCTAGTTATTGATTCAACTAAGGTTGATGAAGCTAAACTTAAACTTCTTGAAGATAAGTTATTTGGTACTGATGCTGAAGGTCAAACTGAAGGTACTGAACCAACATTATTATTACCAGATGAAATTATTGCTTTATTAGCATAATTAAAATTATTATTAAATTGAGCCCATTACATTTTAGTTTTGGGCTCTTTTTTTTACTTTAAAACAATCAAAATGGAAACTAAAAAATAAAGGAGAAACAAAAATGTTAAAAAAAGTTATTAAATATACAGATTATAATGGTGTAGAAAGAGAAGAGGAGTTCTACTTTAATCTAACAGCTGCTGAAATTACAGAAATGGAATTAAGCGAAGAAGGAGGACTTTCTAATCTAATTACAAAGATTACTAATGCAAAGGATACTCCAAGCTTAGTAAAAATGTTTAAAGGATTAATCCTTAAATCATATGGTATTAAATCACCAGATGGTAAGAGATTTATTAAATCAGAAGAAATTTCAACAGAATTTTCACAAACAGAAGCTTATTCTATCTTATTTATGGAATTAGCTACTGATGAAAAGGCTGCTTCTGCATTTGTTAATGGAATTATTCCACAAGAAGCTCTTGCTAAATCTACAACATTAGAAGAACCTAAGAAGTAAAATTGAAAATAATTGGAGGCATATTATATGCTTACTATTAAAATAAAAGGTCGTGAGGAATTTAACAACGCGACGCAAGAATTTATCCAAACAAAAGATACAATTCTAACATTAGAACATTCATTAGTTTCTGTGTCTAAGTGGGAAGCCAAATACCACAAACCTTTTTTAGGGAAAGACAAAAAAACTTATGAAGAAACTATTGATTACATAAAATGTATGACGATTACACAAAACGTTGATCCTGCAGTATACAGACTTTTAACAAAAGATAATATGGATGAAATTAATAACTATATAGTTAATCCTATGACTGCAACATGGTTCAATGAACAAAAAAATTATGCAAAGAAGAACAGCGAGCAAATTACATCTGAACTAATTTATTATTGGATGGTTGCTTTAGAAATACCATGGGAAGCACAAAAATGGCATTTAAATCGTTTATTAGTACTTATTAGAATTTGTAACAATAAGAATCAACCTTCAAAGAAGATGGGCAAGAGAGAAACAATGTCAAGAAATGCTGCTCTTAATGCTGCAAGAAGGAAGAGTCTTGGAACTTCTGGATAATAGAAAAAATTCGGAGGATGTTCTATGAATAAAATCGTACAAAGAGGTAACTTTTCTAAATTAAAAGATTTTTTAACTAGATCTAGAAGAAAAGCTCGAATAGGCGAACTAGCAGAACAATTTGCAGATGCTTGTGTAGAAGAATTAAAAAAAGTAACTCCTAAGGATTCTGGTTTAACAGCCGAATCCTGGGATTACGAATTAGAAGTAACAAATAGAATGACTACAATTACTTTTATTAATAAAAACATTCAAAATGGAATGAATGTAGCATTATTAATAGAATTTGGTCATGGAACACCATCAGGTGTATGGGTTGAAGGTAGAGAATACATAGACCCTGTTATACAAAAAAGATATTTACAAGTTATAGATAATAAATGGAAGGAGTTGACAAAATTATGAGTAAACTAGTTGATGAACGAGTCGTTGAACTTAAGTTTGACAATAGGGATTTCGAAAGAAATACTAGACAAAGTATGTCAACATTACAAAAGTTAAAATCATCTTTGAACTTTTCAGGTGTATCATCATCTGTAAATAACTCTGTCAAGTCCGTAAGTTTTGACCCTATCTCAAAGGGTTTGGAAACAGCAGGTAAATCATTTTCAGCATTTGATGCAATTTCTTTTTCAGTTATTAAAAATTTAACTGATAGAGTAGTTAATGCTGGTATCCAAATGGTTAAATCATTATCTATCGATAATATTGTTGATTCATGGAAGAAATATGAAGATACTACTATATCTGTTGGTACCTTAGTTATGCAAGGTAATGACATAGAAAAAGTAACAGAGCAAATGGATTTGTTACGTTGGTATGTAGACCAAACATCATATAGTTTTACCGATTTAATGGGAACCGTTAGTAAATTAACTGCTGCTGGCATACCATTAGAAAAAGCAGTCCAAATGGTAATGGGTATATCTAACTGGGCAGCTTCATTAGGTAAAGATGCTAGATCAACACAAAATGTATACCTTCAGTTATCACAAGCGATAGGTAAAGGTGTTGTTGAATTACAAGACTGGAGATCAGTACAAAATGCTAATATGGATAGCAGTGCTTTTAGAAAAGAAGTTCTAAAAGAAGCTGTTACTATTGGAACTTTAACTGAATCAATGGAAAGTTTTGAAGGTGAAATCGAATATGTCACTAAACAAGGTAATAGATTCACACAATCAGAATTTACAAAATTTATGTCATCTGATGATTGGTTTACTAGTGATGTTTTAGCTAATGTTCTTGAAAAGCATGCTAAAGCAGTTAATGAAATTAAACAATTAACAGATGAAAATCCTGACCTGTTGCCTAATCAAGCTATTAAGCTATATCAAGATGAAACAGATAAATTATCTGAAGAATTAGATGAATATAAAAAGCATCTTGACAATATGGAAGAAGGATATACAGAATTAGAATATGCTCAAAAGAAAGAAAACATTGAATTAAGAAAATTTTCTTTAAATGTATTCAAATCAGCACAGGAAGCAAGAACTTTTACTCAAGCAATTCAAGCTACTAAGGATGCTGTATCTTCTCAATTTCATTTAATGTTTGAACAGATATTTGGAAACTACGAAGAAGCAACTAAATTATGGACTAATTTAGCTAACAAATTATATGATATTTTTGCAGCTCCTTTAACTGTTTTAACTGATTCATTAAAAGTATGGAGAGGTTATACTGATGAAGTTGTAGAAGAAGAGGAAAAACTAAAAAAAGAAGAAAAAGAACTTAACGACTATAGAGAAAAAGTATCTAAGAATGTTGCAGGATATACTAAAGCAGAACTCACAGCTAGAGAAGCATTATATAATCAACACAGAAAAGATTGGAAAGCACTAAAAAAAGAGAATGATCATTACGATGACCTATTCGGAACAGTAAATGGTAACATAGGTGCTTTTTGGAATATTATTGATGCAATAAAATCTTTCATAAATGTTGTAAAAGAAGCTTGGCATGAGGTATTTCCTTTTTCTAAATCACTAGGAGAAATAACAAAGGGACTTCAACAATGGAGTGCTGGATTATTTGAAGTTGATGCACAAGGAAATAAAGTAATCAAGCATAGCAATGACATAAAGAATATTTTTAAAGGATTATTCTCTGTAATTAAATTAGGTAAAAAGATATTAGACGGAATAGCGATTGCAATAAAACCAATAATAAAAGCAATCACTGGAGATGCTAATAATTTTATCGAATTTTTAGGTAATTTGTCTGAAAAATTTGCTAACTGGGTAGATGAAACTCAATTATTCACTAATATTGGTCAAAAAATAGCTGACGTTTTTACTGTTATAATAGATGGATTAAAAGAATTAAAATTAATCGAACGAATTTCTAAAGCATTTAAAGAATTAAATGAAAATTTAAAAATAAGTGAAACATTTGAAAAAATATGGAAAACTTTAGTAGGAACATTTGATTTTTTATTTGACTTGTTTGTTGATGGATTAGGAGCAGTAATAGATTTCGTAGACGATTATCTTGTTCCTATATTCACTGATGTAATAAAATTCTTTGGTGGATTTATAGCAGTAGTTGGTGATGTTGTATTCAAAGCATTTAAGAACATCATCACTGGCATTAAAGAATTTGCAGACACAATAAAAAATAATGAAGCAATTCAAAATGGATGGAAATCATTCATAGAGTGGTTTCAATCTATTCCTGAAAAGTTAAAAGATTTAAAGCCATTCTTTGCAAAAATGGCAGAAAATATAGGTAATTTCTTTTCTACTATTTGGAAAGGAATCAAGAAATTCGGTTCTAGTTTATCTACTGTTATAAAATTAGATAAAATAGCAAGTTTCTTCCAATTTATTGGTGAAAAGATTTCACTAGCATTTAATACGATTGCATATGCAATCTCATCTTTTGCAAGTAAGAATTTCTCTAATGTTGCAAAAGGTACACAAAAGGCTTTATCACCTTTAACCACTCTATTCCAAGGATTATGGGATTTATTAAAAGGTGTATGGAATGTAATTAAAGCATTAATACCTATAATAGGTAAAATGTTATCTGCAATAGGTAGTTTCTTAACTTGGTTAGGAGACAGTTTAAGCAAAACATTTACTAAAGATGTTAGTGGTACTGGCAAGGGTATTAACCTATGGTATCTAATCAATGGTGGTGTTATTGCATTATTCCTAAAGTGGTTATATGATTTTGTATTCCTATTTACTGGATTAACATCAGGTATATCAGATGTAATTTATGCAACTGCATCAATGCTTAGAGGTAAAGCAATTAAATCTTGGGCAGAAGCAGTTAAAGAAGTTGCTTTAGCAATTTTAATAATAGTTGCATCATTAGCAATTATTGCAGCAATTGATCCATCTAGATTGGATAAAGCTGTTAAAGTTTTATTAGTATTAATGGGAACTATGGCTGCTGTAATAGTAATAATGGGCAAATTCCTAAAACAATCAAGTTATGAAATGAAACATTCATTTGTTGGATTTAAAAATATTTTAACCGGAAATGGAATGAGTACAACCACAAAAGGTACTGGATACTTTGGTATATCAGGTATGATTGTTGGTTTTGGTGTAGCAATATTAGCATTAGTAGCATCATTAAAAATAATTGATAGTATAGATCCTGATAGAGTATGGGACGATTTGGTCGTTTTAGGTTTATTAATAGCTGCATATGGTTTTGCTGTAGGATTAATGATGAAAATGAGCTCTGTACAGAATGAGGATGGTAAAGTAATTCCAAAAGCATTAAAAGGTGTTTTAGGATTTGCATTAGGTGTACTATTATTAACAAAATCGTTAAAAATAATAGGTGAAATGCCATTCGAACAATCGGCTAAAGGTATGATAATTATAGGATTAATAATGTATTCATATTCTAAAATGGCTAAAACAATTAATGATGCTAAAGCTCCTGCTATTAATAAAATAATTTCATTAGCAGCAGGATTGCTTCTTTTATCTGCTTCTATCCATATATTAGGAAAAATGGACATAACAGAATTAGCTAAAGGAGTAAGTTCTATAATTATTCTTTCAGCAATGTTTGGTGTTTTAATTAAATATTTAAAAGATATAGATGGATCAACATTTAAAGGTTTTTCTATAGCATTGATATCATTTACAGCATGCTTAACAGTTTTAGCATTCTTGATAAATGGTCCTATAAAAGATGCTAGACCTGAAGATATAGGAAAATTTGCTTTAATTGTAACTACTATTACTGTTGCTTTAATAGCTATAATGTGGGCTATATCAAAATTCTTTAATGCAAAGCCAACAAAAGAAATTACTAATAATAGAAATACTATTAAAGCTATTGCTGCCATATCAGCAGTATTTTTATCAATTGCAGCAGCTGCTTTATTGATAGGAGCTTCTGCGCATATATTTGCCTCAGTTAATTGGAATAATGCCAAGTTTGGATTTATTATGCTTGGTGTATTATTAGCAGCAAGTATAGGAATATTTATAGCTGCTAAAAGAATTAAAGTAGATGATTATAGAGGATTATATACTAAACTTGCAATCTTTGCTGGCATAGTTCAAACACTTATTACTTTTTCTGCTCAAATAGGATTAGTGGCAATGATATTTGCACAAGTTGATTGGAAGAATGCCATTAAGGGATTTGGAGTATTCGGCTTAGTACTTGCAGCAGCAGTTGGTATATTTGCAGTATTAGGAAAGATCAAAATAGATACTAGCTCTTACCAAAACATTATGGGAATGGGTGTAATAATACTAGCATTATCAACTATGATGGTTGCTGTAGCAATCTTAGCGACAGTTGCCAAGAATGTTGATGCTGAAACAATTAAGAAAACTGTTGCCTTAATAGCAGTATCATTATTGGGTGTAGTTATGACAGCAGTAGTTGCATCTAAATTCAAGAATGATATCGATAAGACAAGTATAGCATTGGTTAAATTAGCAGCAGCATTTGCATTATTTGGTGTTGGTGCAGTAGCATTTGCTACAGGATTAAAATTATTAAAGAACAATGTTGGAATGTTATTAATGTTTGTTGGTGTTATGGCATTAGCAGGTATTGTAATGAAAATATTAGGTAGTGCAGCTCCTACAATGTTAATGATAGCAATAGCATTTGGATTAATTGGTGCAGCAGCTTTAGCGTTAGGTGGAGGATTCTATTTAATAGTATTAGCTGTTAAAGAATTACTTCCAGTATTAGATGAATTGGCTGCTAAATCTGATAGTCTAGAAACAGTTCTAGAAGCTATGATAGCAGGAGCAATAAAAGGTATTGCTAAAGCTATTCCTACGATAACTGAAAACCTATTAACTGCATTAGATATGTTACTAGCTTATGGTTTACAAAAACTAATTCAAGTTAAAGATTGGTTTATGGCTTTAGACATATCTAAAGTTATGGATGTTATAGGAAAATTAGCATTATTTGCTCTAGCTGCTTTAATAGCAGTATTAGAAAAAGTTAATGAAAAGATCATGGACATCTCAAAATTATTAACAGAAATTTTAATTGGAGCAATCGTTGGTGCTATTAATGGTATAGCAAATAAAATGCAAGACATTACTGATGCTATCGCAAACTTTGTAATAAGTTTCATTGATGCATTAGGTGAAACATTTGTTAAAAATGCTGCTCGTGCAAGAGATGCAATCATTAGATTTGCTAAAAATATTTGGAATGCATTCTTAACATTCTTCGGTATTCATTCACCTTCTAAGACAACTGAAGAGGGCGGTGTAAATATTGTTAGAGGTATC